AATCTATATTATGTTAACTAACATATTGAACTACATTATGCCACGACAATTTCATTGTCTATATAAGGGTGTTTCCCTTATCATCCCCGTGATAAAACTTACCCTATAAACAATAATATCATAGGTATTTTTAACCTATTATAAATTTACAACACTTTAATTTATAAAATATATACAAGCCATTAGGCTTGTAATTTAAAATACTACAATATATCTGTTTCTTCATCATTTTCATCTAAATAAAATATTTGTTCATCATAATAATATCTATTTACAACACATTCTTTTAACTTTTTTCTTTTATCAAAAAAATATCTTGCTTTATCGTCTAAATAATGAGTAAGAGAATCAACTAAATTAAAAAAATATACTGTAATAATTCCTAATAAAAATACTATAATTGTATAATTTTCAATACCTATTTTTTTAACCAATTCTAAATAATCCATTTTTTCACCTCTTTTTTTTATAATTTATACTCCATAAACTGAATTTCATTGTTATATATATCAAAATAATTATTTTGATATTTTAAATCATAAATATTTTGAATTAAAAATAATTTTGAATTTTCTTTTATAATATCAGAATCAATTAAAATTTCTTTAGGCCTTTTTAAATTATTACTACAAAGATATTTATTTTTTCCCCAAAGTCTATTATCAATATCTTTTGTCATATACTTTGTTATATACCCCACTACATTAATATTGTCTAAAGGGTATACAGATGTAAAACCATAAGGCCAATATTTAACATCATAACATTTATTATATTTTGAATTATTATTTTCTTGTGATATAATTAGTTCGGTTTTCAATGATTTTAATCGTCTGGTATAATAATAAATTTTATTTATTTCAATATTAGTCATTAAATGATAATGTACTGCTCCCCTTTTTTGAAACTCTGGGACACATACATACTGAAAACCTTTAAATATTGAATTTATTTTAGTTCGCCAGATAGCGAACTTTTTATTTGCTGTTTCTATATCTTTAACATTATCTGAAAATGTTAAAGTAATAAAGGTTTTAAATACCTTTTCATTTGTTTTAACTATTCTTTGTAATTGAAATTTACTTCTCATAATGTTTTTATATTCAATAACCTTTAAATCAGATGAACGTTTCAAATTATTTTTTTTAAATAAATAATCATAATCTATTAGTTTTTTATCTTTTTTATTTTTGGTTTTTTTCTTAATATGAAACTTGTATATTTGTATATAATCTCCACAGTCAATAAGTTTATAATCATATTGGGTTGCGGTTATGAGACTACTATCAAGTAATAGAGGAATTGGGCTTTTAGCCCTTTCCTCTAAAATATTTTCTATTATATTATTTTTATATTCATTAATATAATAATTTCTTTTTTCAAAAGGAATAAATTCTCTACCAGTTCTAGAATATAAATTTAAACTATTCTTTTTCAATAGCCGAAACTATTCGCACGTGTGCGAATCATTTTCGGCATTATTAAAATTAGAACTAGTAGCAAATTCAACATCTTTGTATTTTTCTATTTTCTTATAAGTATCATAAGCATTTCTTAATTTTTTATTATGAGCAAAGATAAAAAACCCACAATATTTTTTGAATTTATCATTTTCAGAATCATAATATTTAGCTTTACTTATTCTAACAAAAGTTAAACAACCAAAAATTGTTTTAGGAATATAAACATAATGAGTTTGAGAACGAAAAGGTTTTGCTAATTCACTAAAAACTTGGACAGTACCAATTAAAGCTTTTTTTTGTTTTCTTTGTTGACATATTTCGGCCAACATTTCGGGTGGTACATCTTTACTTTCTTTATTAGAAAACCAAGTTTTTATTTCATCAATAACATTAGCAATACCATATATACCATTTTTACGAGTAATAAGCTCTTTCCAGTGGTCTAAAGAGTCGTTTTCATATCTATAAGCCATATTTGTATAAACTTCCATTTTAGGGTACTTTTTAGCCCATTCTTGGAGTAAATAGACAACAGTCATAGTTTTACCACTTCCCTGCTCTCCTGTAATCATATGAATACCAAATTCTTTAAAAGAATTAGGATCACGAGTTATAATATCGTAAGCTAACTGTTTTGGAAAATCAAAAAATATTATTTGAAAAATATTTCTAGATTTACCTTTTTTTAAATCAGTTTTAATAGGTTTAATTTTTTTTACAATTCTAAAATAAAGTAAAAATAATATTACAATTATAATAAATATAATAATAAAAAGAATAATAGGAATAAATAGGAAAGAAAAGACGTTTAACAAACCAAGAAAGGCCTTAAAAAAGGATTCAATAATTAAACTAAAATTCATACTATGATAAAACCATATCTCTAATTTTAGTTACTAATTTCCACAATATACTAGTATAACTTGATAAAAAAATCAAAAGGATACAAGTTAAAACAAATTTAACTGGAAAAAAGAAAGATACTCCTTGAATTATTTGAGCAAAAAAACCGTCTGTTAAAACTTCATAAATTTCATTTGGTAAACCTATATCATAAGGTATTAAAGCAACTAATAAACCTATAACAATTGAACCAACACCTATTTTTATTAATAATTCAGTCATTTAACACCTCCTAAAATGAACTTTTTACATTTCTTATGACTTTAAAAAATGTATATAAACCTACAGATAATTTTATATAATTAAATATTAATTCTCTATATTGTGAATAAAAACTTAAATCAATAATTTCATATTGCTTTTCAACACCAATAAAAGAAGTATCAATTTTTGGTAAATTAGGAACTTCTTCAGTAAATTCATAACTTGAATATAAATCATAAATATTTACCATTTGTTCAAAAATTGGAAATTTATCTTTTACGGGTTTTATTAATTTTAAAAAATAGTTATTTTCTTCTAATTTAACAGAATAATTTATTTGATATGAAAATGAATTAATATAGTTTCCTTGTTTATCAACTATTTTAAAAATAACTGTTGTATCTTCAATAAAACGCATTTTCTTTTCATAAATTAAATAAGATAAATTTTTAAAATTAGAAGTATCAAGTTCAAAGTCTGAATTTCCTTTTTTATAATAAATATCATACAAATTAAAATCAAAATTATATATTATAGCTTTTAAAGAAGAATATGAATCATCAAGTAATGATTTACCTTTTACAAATTCATAATTAAATTTAATATAAGGCAAAGTTGTTGAAGCTTGTACTATTGATGTAATAGTATAACTTGACGAGTCAATAAATTCGTTTGTTGTCTTATTTAAAATTTTAACAACAACATCAGCATTAGCATAATAAATTTCTCTAATTGTATCTTCAAAAAAAGGTTCAAATGTAGTTCCACCGTCAGAACTATAATAAGGTTGGTAATTCAATAAATTAGCTAAAACAATATCAATTTTTAATTCTTTACAAATTATTTTTTCAATACCAGATTCAGTTATTTTACAATAATCATTTTTAATTTCTGAAATTTTTACATAAGGTAAAATTTCAAAAATATTAGATATTGTATAAGTAGCGGTTTGAACTAATTCATTTGTTGTTTTATCAAGAATACGAACTACAAAAGAATCATTAACATTAGTATATATATCAAAACCATTATTGATATCATATTCATCATTAGAACTAATATCATAAAAATCTTCAATACCTTGATTAGTAGAGGCATATTCATAAATATATTTGTTAGTATCATAAATACTAAATTTTATATTTAACTTTGCTCTTACAACATTTAAATCTATAATCATATCATTTGTTTTTGTAAAAGTTATAATTGGTTTTAATAATATATTTTGATTTAGTTTCAAAACACCAGTATTAGTTTTTAAATCAAAGTTCGCAAATTGTTTAACATAACTAGAAATATAATTATAATAAAGTGCATTTCCACTTGAAGGAGTAGCAAAATCATTAAACGTAGATGCAATATTTATTGTTTTAACTATTTCAACATTGTTAACGTTCCAAAAATCGTTATAATTATTAGTAATAGTCATAATATTATCACTTTGCCAAACACTTATATATGAACCTTGAGTTTGAACTAAAAAATATTTTTTAGTGATAGGTAAAAGTCTTTCAGTATAAGTACCATTCAGAGTAGCACTAATTTTAACAGTATTTGTTGATGTTATAAAATCAACTGTAAATACTCTAGTGCTACCATAAGAAAAATTATAAGGTAATGTTATTTCTTCGGCTTTAACTGAATTAAAAGGTATTATCATAAACGAAAGTATAAAAATTATAAAAAGAAACTTTTTATTCATAATAAACACCCCTTTTTATACTTACAATTCTATAAGTATTTTTAATTTTTGATATAATAATCAAAAAAATTAAATTTAAAGTATTAAAAGTTTTTTCGTAAAATTCCCCATTTTTTTTAAAAATAACTTTATACCATTTGTTTTTATTTTTCATTAAACACCACCCTTTTTTTATATAACATTATAGGGGCTTTAAACCCCTAAATGTTATTGAAATACTAAGCTCCTTTTAAAGCTTTTTTTAACATACTGATACCTTTTTTTACTGCTATATAAGTTATAGATACACCTATAGTCACAGTGATAGCTGCCATAAAAGTAGCACCAAAAGTACTTAAATCAATTGTTGAAAAATCGAATGCACTTACTGCTGGAGTCATAAAACACTTCCTTTCTTTTTATTTTATATATAAAAACATTTAAAATGTTTCTATCAAATTCCACCAAAGATAAAAGACCACCAGCCACACAATATTTTAAAAACTTTCCATACAAACGCAAGGCCGATAATAGCAATTATAAATTCAATCATATGTCTTATTTCTAATAAAACACTTAATTCTGTTATTTCCATTTAAACCAGCCTTTCTTTTTATTTGTATTTTTTTTATATTCAATTTCATATTCTAATAAACTATAAAATCGTTTGTTATAAAATATTTGTATATCTAATACATACCAACCCATTGATGTATATGTTCCTATATCAATTATAGGAGTGTCTACTATTCTGAATTTTGTTTCTTGTTTTTTGTTTTGGTATATTATTAGGTGTGGCATTAAAGTAAAGTATTGAATCAATACTTTGTTAGGTATTTTTTTAGTCTTTTTTCTTTTTTTATAAATCTTTGTTATCAATTTTAGTTATAACCCATTTACTACCATTTTCAGTGGCGTCTTCTCTTACATTTGCCAATACTTTACGGCTTACATAAGGTTTTAGTTTTTCTAAATGATTACCACGTCTATGACATACTAGAATTGAACCACCAATATTTTTATCGGTATTTGACATTTGTACTACATAATAGATTTTTGTCATTTCTATGATTTCACCAGTTTTCTTATCAGGCCAACTAGATAGTTCTGCTCTAATAAGTGTTATATCAACTTGTTTCATTTGAACACTTCCTTTCATATAGGTAAATAATAACTACCCACAACTTAATTATAGGCAAATTTTACCTATAAGTCAATAGGTAAAATATAACTATTGTAAAATAAATTAAAGGAGTGAAAATATGAACAGATTAAAAGACTTGAGACAAGACAAAGACTTATTTCAAAAAGATATTGCTAATTTATTAAAAATGGACCAGTCAAATTATAGTAAATATGAATTAGAAAAAGTAGATATTCCTATTCAAGCATTGAAAACACTAGCAATATTTTATAACACTTCATCAGACTACATTATAGGTCTTACAAACATTAAAGAACCTTACCCAAAAAAATTAAAATAGAGATAAAAAAAAATAGCTTGGGGAGAGCTATTTTTTTTAATAAAAAGATTATCGGTATATAGATTATTCGGTAAATCTATATTATGTTAACTAA